TCGCGTCCGCAAGGCGCTCGCATGATGCTCACCAACCCCATCATCAACCGCATCGCCGTCGTGGTGCTGCTGGCCTGCCTCTACGCCGCCGGCTACGACAGCGCCAAGCAAGAGCCCGCCAAGGCGCACCACAACTGCACCGCTGACCACCTGCCGCTGCAGCCATGACCCCCCGCCGCTTCTACTTCCAGATCCGCAGTGCCAACGTGCTGGAGTGCGTCACCGCCTCCAGCCTCACCGAGGCCAAGCTGATCGCCGCTGACACGTGGATGCAGTGGTGGTCTGAGCTCGAATGGATCAACCCCGAAACCGCTGCCCACCCGATCACCCATGGCTGAGACAACAGGCGCCATGCTGCCTTGGCAGTGGCGAGATGAAGACCGCACCAGCCAGCACGGTGACGGCATCAGCCGGCCGCGGCCCAAGGTGCGCACCAAGGAGTTCCGCGTGATCGTCTACAAGCCCGGCGCTCGCCCGATGACGTGGATTACCCGCGCGGAATCGAAGCGCCACGCCAAGCGCTACGCCGAGGCGCGCTGGCCCGGTGCTGCTGTGGAGGTGGTGTGATGGCGACGCCAGAGCAGTGGGCTCAGCAAGAGGAGTACGCCGCCAAGGTCGAAGATTGTGATTCCTGCTGCATTGTTGAACTCCGCGCCAGAGTTGCGGCGCTGGAGGCCAACTCCAAGCCAACTCCTAATCCAAGCCAAATTAGGAGTTCGCCGCTGGTGGAGCAGGTAGCGGATGCCTTGTGCCGCGCCCAGTTAGACAGTCCATCGTGGGAGCCAGAAGCCCGCGCCGCGATCCGCGAGGTGGCGGCGTGGTTGAGCAGGCAGTCTGAGGGTCATCTAGGAAGCGGCGCCCACTGGGCCAAACGTCTTCAGCGGGAGGCGGAGCGATGAGTACCCAGAGCACCGCCACCGAGATGATGGCGGTGTGGACCATCGGCTGGCTGATGGGGTTGTGGGTGGGCATTGGCAGCAGCACGCCCCGCTGCCGCGACCGCCCCCAGGGCGATCCGCCGCTGAGGCTTCAACGCACTGTGCGCCTCGACGAAGGCCATGTCCAGCGAGGCAACAGATCCGGCGCAAGCTACCAGCCAAAACCCCAAATTGATCCCAAAGGGCAGCGCCGCACACCCAACCCACCCCCATCTGAACCGTGACTCATCGCCCCACAATGACCCACCCCATCACCACCATCACACCCTCTGGTGACGCCGAGCTGGAGGCCGAACGATGACCGACATGCGCGCGAGAATCAGCCAGCTGATCACCGACAGCGGAACCTACCGCCAGGGCCAGCAGGATGAGCGCCACCGACTGGTGAACATGATCGACATCCGCATCGATCAGCTGCGCACCGTGGCCGGCATCCGTAACCGCGAGCAGCTCTGCGCTGAGCTGCTCTACCTCCGCCAACACTTGGAACCATGAACCGCGTTCAACTCGACCAGCAGCGCGCCGACATGATGGAAGCCCTCTACGAGCGCAGCGGCCGGACCTGCTGCACTTACACCGGGCTGTGGCAGGAGTTCTGCCGCGACATCGCCGCCAATTTCCGCGACACCGACTATGCCGAGCTGCACGGCAAGGTGTGCCGCGCGATGGATGACGCCGAGTCGGTGATGACGCAGAAGCTGGCTCAGCAGGCGATTGCGGTGTGCCGCCAGCAGCTGCTCGGCCGGTGGCGATGATGCCCAGCCCGTTTACGGAAATGAAGTGCCCCGAGTGTGGCGGCCGGTTCCGGTGCGAGAACTCAGAGCGCAGCTATGACGGCCAAGTGCGCCGTCAGCGCCGCAGGTGCTACGACTGCGGCCACCGCGGCACGGAGTATGCGGTGACGCAGGAGTTCTTTGATGAACTGATCGCAGCGCGTGAGATCGTGACGAAACTGGCCAGCCACTACTGGGAGCTCACCGAATGACCGACCCGATTAACCCCGACCACTACAAGCGCGGCCCGGTGGAAGCGATCGACGTGATCGAGGCTGCCATGGCCCGCGCACCTGACCCAGTGCTGGCCAACTGCCAGGGCCACGTCCTGCGCTACATCCTGAGGATGTGGGACAAGGGCGACCCGGCCGTGAACGCTGCCAAGGCGCAGTGGTATCTCCGCCGCCTGCTCGGCAAACTGGAGGGATGATGCAGCTGCCCAGCCTGAACCTGATCGAGCGCTTGGCGCTGTGGATCTTGGTGCGCAGCCACCGCACCAGTCTGGTGGTGGTGAAGGAGCTGCACTGGCCCGAGGTGTTCGTCGCCGCGGACCAGCGTGATGAAGTCGCCTGCTACGTGACCAGCGATGAGCCCGCCTCGCACCTGCTTGAGCGGCTGTTTCACGCACCGGCCTACGGCGAGTTCGAATGATCAGCCTGCACGCCGGCCGGCTACTGCTGTTCTGCGATCGTGCAGACCGGACGTGGCACTGTCGGGTGAGTCTCGGCCCCAAAGCTGAGCACCAGCTGGAGGCTGACACGGGCACCATCCAACTGCAGGAGGCGCTCCTGCGCGCTCAGCGCATCTACCAGGCCGCGGTGCTGCGGATCCGGCCGGCGAGCTCGCCACGGATGTGCTGGGACTGTCTGCAGTGGGAGCTGTCCCGCAAGGGCTGCGCGCTGGGATTCCCTGAGGCTCGCCAAACTGGTGGCAGGTTTGCCGCGCGGTGTGATGTCTTCATCGGAGCCGATCGTCCTGAGCCGCAATGATCGCGGCGCCGGCTACATCGAAACGCTCGAGCCCGCTGGTGGTGGGGAGCTGTACTACCGCAGCTGTGCTGGTGGCACCTGCAGGTACAGCTCCGACCTCTGGCAGGCCGAGATCTACCTCGACCACCTTCTCGCTCGCTGACCTGATGGGCTACATCCACAACACCATGTCCGCAGAGGCCTACTACCTCACGCAGGCCAACCGACCAAAGCGTGCTGGAGCTGCCAGTGCTTACCGCGGTGTGTCGCGCTCAAGCAATCCGAAGCTGCCGTGGCGAGCTGCCCTGGGCTACCGCGGCCGCCGCTACTACCTAGGCACCTACGCCACCGAGTGCGAGGCCGCCGAGGCCTATAACCGTGCAGCGCTGCGGATCATCGGCGAGCATGCTGTCATCAACGAAATCACCGAATGACTTACGTTGCATTCCACAGCCCCAAAATACTAGGGTTGCTTGATGCTTTGGGCATTTCACACAAAGACGTCACAGCGCTTCGTTTACTTGTTGAACCCGATCAACTCGTTCGAGTTCAAGTAGAGCGGCTGGTTACTGCCGATGAGCTTGGTGATGTAACTGGGTGGATCCTCAAACACGGCATCAAAGCGGAGCAGCTCGAATTCGCTCTGATCGAAGAAGTGACCAATGACTGACCTCTCCCCTACCGCGCGCGCCATTGTGCAGGCGTTTGATGATCGACATGAGTTGCTCGGTCCTCTCGAGGACAACTGGCAGGAGGTCTGCTTGGCCGCCGCCCTTCGCGCTGCTGCGGATCAGGTGGTGCCGTATGAAAAGGCACCCAAGCTGATGCGCGGCCCTGATCTTGAAAGGCTGGCTCAGCGGCAGCACACCCGCGCACAGATGCTTGCCCTGGTATGCGAGCTGGAGGCCCTATGACGCTGCCCCTGATGATTGAGCTGCTGGTGGGATACGTCCTGGCGTGCTGCCTCGCGCTGTGGCTGGCGTCGAAGATCCTGCCGTGATTGGGGTGGGGAGGTGGCCGGTCCTCACGAGGTGCCGGCCTCACCGCAGCCTCCCCGCTGCGGAATGCCCAGTGACTCCAGAGTCATTGGATCCGAATCTTAGCCCTCCCCTGCAACCCAGCGCGCAATTGCCCACTCGCCCATCGCGGACCAGAACGGCTGGGCTCGATACCAGTCGATCCAGTCTTTGTGGCCCTTCTGGCTGTTGCACATCAAGCAGCAGCTGATCAGGTTCTCACGCACGGTCAGGCCGCCGTGGACCTTGGGCACCACGTGGTCCAGCGTCGGGCTCCGGCCCAGCGGATCGCCGCAGTAGGCGCAGCGGTAGCTCCAGGCCAGGTGGATCTGATCGCGGGCTGACCTGCGGGTGACCAGCCGGGTCTCATCAATGTGGTGCCGATCCACCGATGTCTTCGGGCAGGGTGAACAGCTCGATGGCTAGGTCGAGGAGGTCATCCTCTGAGTGGATGAACTCGGCGATCTG